TCGCGGCGGTGAGGTTGCTTTCGCCCTCGATGTGTCCCCTGACCGCTCGACGGCGACGATTGCGTCGGCGTCGTGGACGACTGAGGGTTTGCCGTATGTGGATGTGTTGGAGACGCGCCGCGGCGAACCTGATTGGGGTGTTCAACGGTTCGTGGATTTGTGCGAGCGGCACGATGTTCGGGCTGTCGTTGTCGATGGTGCCTCGGCCGCGTTCTCGATGGTTGATCCGTTGCGGTTGCGCGGGTTGACGGTGACGGTGACGTCGGCCAGGCAGATGGCGGCGGCGTTTGGCGGGTTTTACGACTCGGTGATGGATGGCGCGGTCAGGCATTTGGATCAGCCGTTGTTGAACTCGGCGTTGGCGGCGGCCCGTAAACGCAAGATCGGCGACTCGGGTTTCGGGTGGTCGCGTAAGGATTCTGAATCAGATATCACCCCTGTGTGTGCGGCCACTTTGGCGTTGTGGGGATTGACCTCGGGTGAGGTCGCGGAAAAGCCGAAAGTCAGGTCGGGCAAAGCATGTTTTGTGTAGAGGAGGTGCGAATTGTTGGATGAGGATGGTATCCGCCGTGTTGTGGCTGATATGTGGCGTCTGCATCTTGATGAGCGCACCTATCTGGACCGTATCTACGGTTATGTGTCGGGCACGATGGGCGCCCCGGAGGTCCCGGAGGGTTCCGAAGAGGAGATCAAAGAGCTTGCCAGCCTGTCGGTAAAGAATGTGATGGGTTTGGTGCGGGATTCGTTTACCCAGAACTTGTGTGTGACTGGCTACAAGTCGGCGTTGGCCCGGGAGAATGCTTCGGGCTGGGCGATGTGGCAGCGGAACCGCATGGATGCCCGCCAGGCTGAGGTGCATCGGCCGGCAGTGACTTATGGCGCGGCTTACGTCATCGTCTATGAGGGCGATGAGGGTTCGGTGTGGAAGACCCGTTCCCCGCGGCAGTTGTTGGCGGTGTATGAGGATCCGCAGGTTGATTTGTGGCCGCAGTACGCCTTCGAGCAGTGGATTGACTCGACTGACGCCCATCCCAGGTGGAAAGCGACGCTGTACGACGAGGAATACATTTACCCGTTGGATTTGGGGGAGATTCCGGCGTTGGCGGTTCGTGAATACCAGTCGTTGGTGGCCAGGGTCGCTAACATTTCCGGTTTTAGTCCACCTATCCGGCATGGTGCTTCGAACTGCCCGGTGGTGCGGTTTGTGAACACTCGTGACGCCGACGACATGATCGTCGGTGAGATTGAACCGTTGATCAAGATGCAGCGCACGTTGAACTCGGTGAACTTTGACCGGCTGCTGGCCTCGAGGTTTGGGGCGCACCCGCAGAAGGTGATTACGGGCTGGTCTGGGTCGGCAGCGGATGTGTTGCGGGCATCGGCACGACGGGTGTGGGCGTTTGAGGACCCGGATGTGTCGGTGAATTCGTTCCCGCCGGCCGGGTTGGATCAATACAACTCGGTGCTCGACGAGATTATGAACCACATCGCGATGGCCGCCCAAATCTCTCCCGCGCAGGTGACCGGGAAGATGGTGAACCTTAGTGCTGAGGCCCTGGCCGCGAGCGAAGCGAACCAGCAGCGCAAGCTCACCGCGAAACGCGATAGCTTTGGGGAAAGCTGGGAGCAGGTGTTCCGCCTAGCTGGGGAAATTGAGGGCGACACCGAAACCGCCATTGATACCGGTTCCGAGGTGCAGTGGCGTGACACCGAAGCGCGGGCGTTCGGGGCGATTGTGGATGGCATTACGAAGCTGGCCGCCGCCGGTATCCCGATTGATGAGCTGGTGGACATTGTGCCTGGGGTGACTCAGCAGAAAGTGCAGTCGATCAAGGATTCGTTGCGACGCAATCAGGCCAACCAGTTGGTGGCGGCGTTGCAGCAGGTCCCGGTGCAGCAGATGCCGGCGGCGACTCCGAGCCCTTCCCCGGCGAACATGCCCTTGAGTAACGGTGCCGTCACCAACTGAAGTCGCTGCACTGCAAGGGCTGATCCTTCGCCTGTCGGTAGTAGCGGGCAGATCAGTGACGCAACTGTTCGGCAACGCAGATTCCGAACAGATAAAACAGGTCTACCCCGATGTGGTCGACCCATTCCTGTCGGCGGCCGGAACTCTCACGGCAGAGTGGTACGACTCCCTCGACCCGGAAAGCACTTTTGACACCAGACCCTCAGTGCTGCCAGCACGAGAAATTCTCTCAGGTTCGGTGGGATGGGCGTTCAGCCAACTCAATCCGTTGGCCGCAATGATCGGCACCACCGAACGCCACATCTTCACCACTTCACGCACAACCGTGGTAGACAACGCCGAACGCGAAGGGGTGCGGTTTGCCCGCTACGCCTCAGCGAACGCCTGCGCCTGGTGCCGAGTCCTAGCCACCCGGGAAGCGGTCTACAAGTCCGCTGAGAACGCGGTAAAGGGTCACGACAACTGCCACTGCATGGCCGTGCCCGTTCGGGGCGGCGACACCTACACACCACCGGCCTACGTGGCCGATTGGCTTGAGGAATACAACACCGCCCGCGGCGAAGTCGGGGGAAACCTGAACGACATCGTCAACAAGATGCGGTCCACCAAAACTTAACGCCCACATCCAGCGGTCAATGGATGGGATAGAGCCGACGGGCACAAACGGGAAAGAGAGAAGGAAAATGAGCGAAGAAAACATCAGCACCGAGGTCACACCGACCGACTTTGAACCAATCGTTTCCGAGGAGCAGTTGGAGAAACGCATTGGGGCACGGTTGGCCCGGGAACGCGCCAAATACGCCGACTACACCGACTTGAAGACCAAAGCAGCAGAGTTCGACAAGCTGCAAGAGGCTTCCAAGTCTGAGGTGCAGAAAGTGTCGGAGCGGATGGCCCAGCTCGAAAAGGAGTTGGAATCCGAACGTTTCAACACTGTCCGCGCCACGGTGGCATCCGCCAAGGGTGTGCCGGCGCACAGAATCAGCGGCAGCACAGTTGAAGAACTGGAAACCTCCGCTGAAGACTATTTGGCTGAAGTGTCTGAGTTAGCAAAAGCTCAACGGCCGAAGGCGACGTCCTACAAGTCAGGTGCTACCGGTTCCGATAACCGGTTGGACCCCAAAGACAGGGCAGCCGCAGCCGTCCGCAATTTTCGCGGCAGAGGGTAATCCACCCGAAACCACAACCGCCATCTGAGCGGTAGCAATCACCTTTTGAAAGGGGTGTTTCACTATGGCCGATATCAATCGCGCCGATGTATCCACAGCAATCGAGGAAGCGTACTCGCAGACCCTCCTGGCCGCGGCTGTTGCCGGGTCCACGGTTCTGTCCGCCTTCCCGACCGTCAACCTGGGCACCAAGCTGACGCACCTCCCGGTGCTGGCCACCCTGCCCGACGCCGGCTGGGTCTCGGAGACCGACACCAAGCCGACCACCGAAGTGAACTGGTCGGATCTGACGATGGTTGTCGAGGAAATCGCCACCATCGTCCCAGTCCATGAGGATGTGCTCGCTGACGCGACCGCACCCATCCTCGAGGAGATCACCAACCGTGCCGGTGAGGCAATGGGCAAGAAGCTGGACTTGGCAGTTCTGTTCGGTGTGGGCAAGCCCGCGTCGTGGACGTCGGCTGCTCTGTACCCGGCTGCTTCTACCGCCTCGCAGACCGTCACCTACACCACAGGTACCGCCAACACTGCGGACCTCGTCGGTGGCGTCACTCAGGCGGCCCGCCAGGTCGCGGCGGCGGGCTTCCAGCCCGACGTGCTGCTGGCACCGCTGACGTTCCGTTACGACGTCATCAACACTCGTGACTCCACCGGTCAGCCGGTGTGGCGCGACGAGCAGTTCGCCGGTTTCAACACGGTCCTGAACCGCAATGGTGCGTGGACTGGTGCCGGCGTTCAGGCGTTGGTGGCCGACTCCACCCGCATCCGCATCGGTGTCCGCCAAGACATCACCGTCAAGTTCCTCGATCAGGCCACTGTCGGTGGTATCAACCTGGCCGAGCGCGACATGGTGGCGTTGCGGTTCAAGGCACGCTACGCCTACGTGTTGGGCAAGCACGCCACGTCGCTGGGTGTCAACAAGACCCCGGTGTCCGCGCTGGTGAACTCGGGCTCCTAGTAATGGCGTATGCGACGTCGGCTGATGTGGTGGCCGCTCTCGGGCGGTCACTCACAGCAGCCGAATCGGTGGCGGTCAGCAATCAGCTTGACCAGGCCACCGATCTGGTGATCGGCTACCTGAACACTGAGCTGGATCCGGTTCCGGGTCCGGTTGTTCGGGTGGTCGCCACCATCGTCGCTGCGGTGTTTACGAAACCGTCGATCACGGTTGCTGACTATGACGCCAGCGGCTACTCCACTGCAAGGGAAGCCGCTGGCGTCTATGTCGGCACCGAATCAGCGACCACGTCCGGGCCGTGGCTGACCAATGCGTTAAAGCAACGGTTGGCCCCGTACCGAATCTCGTTCCGGGCTATTGGTGTTCTGTCCGAATACGGTTCCTGATGGCTCAGGTCCGGTTCAAAGCCAACATTGCCGGGTTCCGGGCAATCCGTTACTCGGGTCCGGTGCAAGGCGTGTTGGAGGGCATCGGTATGAGCGTCCTGAGTGCCGCCAATAGCAGCTTCACCCGCAACGGCGGCACCGACCGACTTTATGAGATGACTTCCCAGCCCGGTAAGCAGGTCAATCAAGGCCGCTGGCGTGTGTCGGTGGCCGCCGTGTCACCGCACACCATCCGCCACAACGCGAAATACAACATTTTGGTGCGGGCATTGGGTGGCGCTCAGTGACCGTCTGGTATCTGACCCCGAAGCCGGCCGTCAAAGTGACGATCTCGGTGTTGGCTGATGCTTTCGGTGCCTACGCCTTGGTGTC